TCAAGCACAAATAAATGATTTAATGAAAAAACAAGCAACTCTTAATTTTCAATTAGATCAAGTAAAAGCTAGTTTGTCAGTATTTAATAGTTTGTTAGTAGAGTCTACTAAAAAAGTAGCAAATGAAGTTTTAAAAAAAGAAGAATCCAAAACATCCGAAGGGGGTAAATAATGGATATATTAGTAAATATGGTAACTTGGGTTACATTAATAGTAACTGTTTCAAGCTTAATAGCAGCAACAACATCAACACCAAAAGACGATATTTGGGTTGGTAAAATATATAAATTTATAGATATGTTAGCTATAAATATTGGTAAGGCTAAAGAGAAGTAATATGTCATTTTGGAAAAAATTTATTAATTTTATAACACCTCCATCTAAAGAAGTAGAGAAAGTAACTAAAACAAAAGTTACTTCAACAAGTGGACCAATGGCTAATGTTCTTTCTAAAAAAAAGTCAAAGAAAAAAGCAATTAAGCCAACTAGAATTACTACAGATAATATAGGTGAATAATGGCTACTGTTAAAGATGCTTTAAGTGCAATAGAATCTCACGAAAGAGAATGTAAGGCATTATACAAAAGTATTGATAAAAGATTAGAAGATGGCTCAAAGCGTTTTGATAAACTCGAAATGATGCTTTGGGCTGTTTATCCTTTTATTGTTGCTAGTGTTGTAGTAACTAAATTTTTAGGATGAGCAGACAAAAGAAGTCTACTGTAAATTCTGCAGGAAACTATACAAAACCAGGTATGCGTAAAAGTATATTTAATAGAATTAAAGCTGGAAGCAAAGGTGGTAATGCTGGTCAATGGTCAGCTCGTAAAGCACAGATGGTAGCTAAAGCATATAAAAAAGCAGGAGGCGGTTATAAATGAAAGGCGTTAAACATTATAAAAGAGATGGTACTGAACACAAAGGTAGTTCTCACAAGATGGCAAATGGTACTTTACATACAAACAAGTCACACACTAAAACAAGTGTAAAGTTATTTCATTTTAAAGATTTATCAATTAAAGCTAAAGTTAAAGCTAAAAAATAATGCCTTTAAAAAAGTCACAAAGGTCTTTAAAAAATTGGACAGATCAAGAGTGGACCACTAAATCAGGAAAAAAATCTTCTAAAACAGGAGAAAGATACTTGCCCAAAAAAGCTATTAAAGCTATGTCTAGTTCTGAGTATGCTTCTACTACTAGAAAAAAAAGAGCCGATACTAAAAAAGGTAAACAACATTCTAAGCAACCTAAGAAAATTGCTAGAAAAACAAGAGGTTACAGATAATGTATGAATATAGTTGTAAGGTTGATAGAGTCGTTGATGGTGATACTATTGATGTTGTGTTGGACCTTGGGTTTGATATTCTTTATCGTTGCAGGGTACGTCTTTATGGTATTGATACACCTGAAAGTAGAACTAGAAACAAAGATGAAAAAGTTAGAGGTAAATTAGCTGGTTCTTTTTTACAAGATGCTGTAGATAAAGGAAATAAAGTTATTATTGAAACTAAACTAAAAGATTCTAAAGGTAAATTTGGCAGAGTTTTAGGAAATGTTATTGTTGATGGAAAAAATATAAATCAATTAATGATAGATAACTATTTAGCTGTTGCATATTTTGGTCAAAGTAAAGATGACATAGAAGAAGAACATTTAGTTAATAGAAAAAAATTAATAGAACTAGGAAAGTTTGAACCTATAACATAATGGATGCTGTAGTCACTTTAATTAATGAAGTTGGCTTTCCAATAGCAGCAGCTATAGGACTAGGTTTGTTTATTTGGAAATTAATAAATAAAAT